ACTGCTAAGAAAAAGTAATACACTTAAACTACTATAATCCAGGTACTTTCTGTGCCTGGATTTTTATTTTAAATATATTTTGTTTAAACAATTATTGTATATTTGTGTAAACTTAAAAAATATAACAATGGAAAACCAACATGCCGAAGAGCAGTTATCTGCTGAAGAACTAGCTCAAAGAAAAGAAGAAATGAAAAACTTTTATGATGAGTCTGTTCCTTACTTAGAATCACAAGCAAAGTATGAAAAACTACTTACAGAAATTGAGGAAGCTAGATTTAAAAGAGCTAACTACCAATATCAGTTTGCTATGATGATGAGTCAAAGACCTGATATGGAAGAAGGAGAACCTGAAGAAGAAAACCCAACTTCAGAACAAAAAGGAAGAAAGTTGAAAAAATCATAAGTTATGGCACTTGTTAATCAAGTACAGAAACGTGTTAAAATGTCCAAATGGGACGTAGTTAAATTTCAGATCTTAACTCATTGTTATATTAACCGTATAACAATGAGTGAATCTGATCTTAACTGTTTGACTTTGCTTAGCTTTAATGAACCCATTGAGCTAACCAGTTTTTGTTATGATGCTTCTGCAGAAGATGACTGGATATTTAAATCTCCACAAACTGTAAGAAACTGTATTAATAAAGCTGAGAAAAATGGATTAGTTATAAAAGATGTTGCTAATAAAAAGATCATCATGATTAATCCAATAATTAAATTGCAGACACAAGGTACTGTACTATTAGACTATAAATTCTTAGGTAATGAATCCGAAGAAAGCAACTAAATATTACAAACAAGTAGCTGAGGATTTAAACATTGAAGAGTCTTTAGTTGAAGACTTTATAGAATTTTATTATAAAAACATTAGATTTTCTCTTTCACATTTAACCTATCCTAGAATAAATGTAGAAGGTTTAGGACATTTTGTTGTAAAACCAAGTTGGGTAAGAAGATCAATTGATAGAATATCTAAAAGCTTAGACAAGCATGATACGTATACATTTGGTGCTTATGCTAAAAAGATAAGACTAGGAGAAACCCTAGACCTTTTAATTGAACTTGAGAAAAAAATTTTTACTGAGGAACAGAGAAAAAAATCTTTAAAAGAAACCAAAAATGAAAGCAGTATTAAAAGCAATCTGGGAGAATAGAAGTCAAATCCTAGAAGGTGTAAAAAACTCAATTGTAAGAGATGAGTTAGTAGAAGATATTTCTAGAATGAGACTAGATGTTTGTTATGACTGTGACAAGATTGATGAGAAAGGAAAACAATGTGCCGTAAAAGGAACACAACCTTGTTGTTCAGAATGTGGTTGCTCATTAGCTTTTAAGACAAGATCTCTTTCATCAGAATGTCCTCTTGATAAATGGCAAGCAATTGCTACAGAAGAAGAGGAAGATAAATTAGATGAACTATGAGTATAGTATTTAATGCGGATGATCACAGCTACAAGAGTGTAGATCCCAATGATGAAATCAAGTGGGTTAGTGTGACTACCCTACTATCTAGTCTTAAGAAACCTTTTGATGCAAAAGAAGTTGCTAAAAAGGTTTCTAAGAATAAAAAGTCTAAGTGGTATGATATAAAGCCTAGCACTATCATGGAGATATGGGATAATGAGGCTAAGCGCGCCACTACCTTGGGTACATTTTATCATAACCAAAGAGAAGCTGATTTATGCTCACTTGCATCTATTGAGAGAGAAGGTGTGACAGTTCCTATTTTTAAACCTTATGAACAATCAAATGGTTTAAAGATTGCTCCTTCACAAAAGCTTGAACCAGGCGTGTATCCAGAACATATGGTTTATCTTAAGTCAGCAGGCTTATGTGGCCAATCAGATTTAGTTGAAGTAGTCAATGGTAGAGTTAATATCATTGACTACAAAACTAACAAGGAGATTAAAACAGAATCATTTAAAAACTGGGAAGGTATGTCTGATAAGATGCTTACACCAGTAGAACATTTAGATGATTGTAATTTTAATCACTATGCTTTACAGTTAAGTATCTACATGTATATTATCTTAAAGCATAACCCTAAACTACAGCCAGGAAAAATATTTATTCACCATATTACATTTGAAACAGCCGGAGAAGATCAATATGGGTATCCTATTGCTAAGTTAGATGATAATGGAGAACCAAAAGTATTAGAAGTAATACCAATGCCAGTACCTTATCTTTATGATGAGGTAATCTCAGTTATTAATTATCTCAAGGATAATCCTTACATTATTAAAAAGAAGTAGTTATGATATTTTATGAAATAAGAGAAGTCAATCCTAATTATCCAGGCCGTGATAAGATATTAGCTTATAAAGGAACTGTATTATTTAGATTTAATGGAAAGTTATTATGTTATCTTAAACCTTTAAAAAATAAATCTAAAGGTTATGAAAATCCTGAAAAGCCAGATATATATTTACCGATTGGATTTATTGTTTGTAGAAATGATAATTTATTATATCATCAATATTATTTAGCTACAGGTTTTATAGATGGTTTAAAAAATATATTAGGTATAAAATCAAAACCAAAAACTGAAAATCCATTTATATGATAGTAAGATTGTTTGATGTTCAAAATGGGGTTGTAATTCCTACAGAACATTGCTATACTTTAAAGGCACTTAAAGACATCATGGATAACTATCCTGATGACTATCTTAAAATATACCTCTACTTGTTTTATATGACATGTCCTAATCCGGACATGAATCCTTTTTTTCATACTCCAGAAGTAGATAAAGAACACATTATCTTAAAAGAAATACAAGCAGAATTTTCTACAGAGGATGATGATATACATACAGCTCTCTTATTCTGCCAGAGAATGTATGAGACTCCTACATCTAGAGCATATAAAGGAATGGCATCTATGTTAGATAGATTAGCTAGATATATGGAGACTACACAGATTACTGCAGGAAGAGACGGAAATATTAATTCATTAGTAGCTGCAGCCAAAAACTTTGACCAGATTAGAGCATCATTTAAAGGAGTATACAAAGACTTACAAGATGAGCAATCAAGTAAAGTACGCGGAGGCCAGGGGCTTGCATATGACAGTTAATTATGAGTGAGATTTATCAAGACATACCAACCTATGACAATGGAACATGGACAACCACAAACTTTGAATCCAGAGAGGACTTCAGTAACTTCATATTTGGAGTTTTCAAAGAACCCGGTAAGTACGGATTCAACAGTACAACTAATCAGGTATTTATATCTGAGTCAAGAAGGTTTAGAGATAATGGAGTATACTGCACAGCCCCATTCAAATCAAAAGACTTTATAGCATATTGGGATGACCAAAAACAAAAATGCCGGAAAGGAATAATTGTAAAAGATAGTACTAACACATGGTTTCTTGCAAGAGAATACTATATGTGGTTAAACTTTCTACCAATCTTTGATAAGGAACAACAGAAATTTGACTTTGCCAAGATTAGGGATGCCCAGTATCATATGGCTCTTTATGAGTTATTATCTGAGTTAAACTATAAACATTCTGCTATTCTAAAGAAACGTCAGATTGCATCTTCCTACTACCATATGGGTAAGTTCATAAACCAGCAGTGGTTTGAAGCAGGGGTTACACTTAAGATGGGAGCCAGTCTTAAAGACTACATCAATGAGAAAGGGTCTTGGAAGTTCTTACAGGAATATGCAGCCTTCTTAAATGAGCATACAGCATGGTATAGACCTATGTCTCCAGACAAGGTAATGATGTGGCAACAGAAGATTGAGGTAAGAAAAGGAGATAGAAAAACAGAAGTTGGTCTCAAAGGTACTATACAAGGTATGTCATTTGAGAAAGATCCAACAAATGGTGTAGGGGGTCCGGTAAAATACTTCTTCCATGAGGAGGCAGGTATTGCTCCTAAGATGGATCAGACATATGAGTACATGCGCCCAGCCATGCGCTCAGGTATGGTTACTACAGGTATGTTTATTGCAGCAGGATCTGTGGGTGATTTGTCTCAGTGTAATCCACTAAGGGATATGATCCTTAATCCACTTTCTAAAGATATTTATGCTGTAGAAACTAATCTTATAGATAACAAAGGAACGGTTGGCATGTCAGGTTTGTTTATTCCTGAACAATGGTCAATGCCACCCTACATTGATGAGTATGGTAATTCACTTGTAGAAGAAGCTTTAATTGCTCTTGATAAACAGTTTGAGCAATGGAAAAAAGAACTTTCTCCAGAAGATTATCAGTTAAGGATTTCACAGCACCCAAGAAACATTCAGGAAGCCTTTGCACATAGAACAGTATCTATATTTCCTCCACACCTAGTTGCTGCACAATCTAGAAGGATAGAAGAGAAAGAATATGGTTATGAGTTCTTAGATATTTCTACTGATGAGAATGGTAAAGTTGCTGTAAGAAATACTGACAAGCAACCTATTAAAGAATTTCCAATAAGTAAAAAAACTGAGGATAAAACCGGAGTACTAGTTGTATGGGAAAGACCAATTGCGGATCCTACATTTGGTCAGTACTATGCTTCTATTGACCCCGTGTCAGAGGGTAAGACTACAACATCAGAATCTCTTTGTTCTATTTATGTTATGAAAGCTCCTATACAAGTAACTAAAGTAACTGGGGTAGAAACTGAAACATACATAGAACCTGATAAAATAGTAGCTGCTTGGTGTGGTAGGTTTGATGATATTAATAAAACTCACCATAGACTAGAATTAATTATAGAATGGTATAATGCATGGACAGTAATTGAGAATAACATCTCATTGTTTATCCAGTACATGATATCAAGAAAGAAACAAAGGTATTTAGTACCTAAGAGTCAGATCATGTTCTTAAAAGACTTGGGTGCAAATGCTAACGTATTCCAGGAGTATGGTTGGAAAAACACCGGTACATTATTTAAACAACACCTTTTAAGTTATGCTATTGAGTATACTAAAGAGGAGTTAGATGTAGAAACTAAACCTGATGGTACTATTGTAAGAACTAAGTATGGTATAGAACGCATTCCAGATCCCATGTTACTTAAAGAAATGCAAGAGTATGCAGAAGGAGTCAACGTGGATAGGCTTGTATCATTTGCTGCACTTGTAGCTTTCATGAGAATTCAACAGGCTAACAGAGGTTATGCTAGAAGAACTATTATGGATGATGCAGCCAAAAACTTGCAAAAGTCAGAAAATTTGTTTAAATTAAATAGTAGTCCATTTAGGCATATGGGTAAGTCATTTTATAGGAATGATCAAGGATTTAAAAGATCACCCTTTAAAAACATTAAATAACAGTTATGCAAGTATATAATGCATTAGATTTAAAAAAAGGAGCTAAGGCTAAACATAATAGGTTAGGTAGTATTACTCAACCCTTACAGTTTATATCCAGTATAGATAAAGATGACGAATGGGCTGCCTGGAATCTTGACTGGTTAGAATGGAATGGTCTAAAGCAAATCCGTAGAAATGCCCGCAGGCTAATGAAAAACTACAAGCTTGCAAAAGGTATTATTGACAGAACAGACTATATAGTTGAAGAAGACAATGAGATGAGAGAAATTGTTGAGGTATTAACTAAAGAAGATGCCTCAGCATTAGAGTTAAAGTTCTATCCCATCATCCCAAATGTTATTAATGTTCTTGTAGCTGAATTTGCTAAAAGATCTACCAAACTTACATATAGAGCTGTAGATGACTTCTCATATAATGAGATGATGGAGCAGAAACGCAAAATGGTAGAGGATACCTTAATGGCAGATGCTCAAACAAAAATCATGGCTGCTTTAATGGAGCAAGGACTTGATCCTAATTCAGAAGAAGCTAATAAGCAACTACAACCAGAAACTTTAAAGTCATTACCAGAGATTGAGTCATTCTTTCAGAAAGATTATAGATCTATGGTAGAGCAATGGGCTTCTCACCAACATCAAGTAGATGTTGAAAGGTTTAGAATGGATGAGTTAGAAGAAAGAGCTTTTAGAGACTCATTAATTACAGATAGAGAATTCTGGCATTTCCGTATGATGGAAGATGACTATGATGTAGAACTCTGGAATCCACCATTAACTTTCTATCACAAATCTCCGGATGCAAGATATATTTCTCAAGGCAACTGGGTAGGTAAGGTTGATATGTTTACTGTATCTGATGTCATTGATAAGTATGGTTATATCATGACGCAAGAACAGTTGGAGGCACTTGAAGCAGTTTATCCAATTAGATCCGCAGGTTATGCTATTGGAGGTTACCAAAATGATGGTACATTCTATGATGCAACTAAGACTCATGACTGGAACGTAAGTATGCCATCATTAGCATACAGACAATACACTACCATGCGTGCGGGATCTGTATATGATGGTGGTGATATCATCAACCAAATCCTTGCAGAAGGAGAAGATTACTTTGACCAAGGTACAGCATTTTTACTCCGTTGTACTACAGCATACTGGAAGTCTCAGCGTAAGGTAGGACATCTTACTAAAATCAATGAGATAGGTGAAGTAGAAACAGAAATTGTAACTGAAGATTATAAGATTACAGATAAGGCTATCTATGATACTAGGTTGTTTAAGAATAAAACTAAAGAAAACTTAGTATATGGAGAGCATATTGACTGGATCTGGATTAATGAAGTTTGGGGTGGTGTAAAGATTGGACCAAACATTCCTTCATTCTGGGGTATGAATAACCCTGGTGGATTCTCTCCTATTTATATTGGTGTTGAAAGAAACCATATCGGGCCTCTTAAGTTCCAATTCAAAGGAGATAGTTCACTATATGGTTGCAAGCTTCCTGTAGAAGGAGCTGTATTCTCCGATAGAAATACTAAGTCTACTGCATTGCTAGACTTAATGAAGCCATATCAAATTGGATACAATATTGTAAACAACCAGATTGCAGATATCTTAGTGGATGAACTTGGTACTGTAATCATGTTAGACCAGAACTCTTTACCAAGACACTCATTAGGAGAAGACTGGGGTAAGGGTAACTTGTCTAAGGCATATGTAGCAATGAAAAATTTCCAGATGTTACCATTGGATACATCTATTACAAACACTGAGAATGCATTAAACTTTAACCATTTCCAAAAGTTAGATCTATCTCAGACAGAAAGATTAATGTCTAGGGTTAATTTAGCTAATCACTTTAAGCAACAAGCATATGAAGTAATTGGTGTAAATCCACAAAGAATGGGACAACAGTTATCTCAAATGACTGCTACAGGTGTAGAACAAGCTGCTGCAGCATCTTATGCACAGACAGAGATGTTCTTTATCCAACACTGTGATTATCTAATGCCTAGGGTACACCAAATGCGTACAGACTTAGCTCAGTACTATCACTCTACTAAACCATCTGCAAGACTAACATATCTTACAGGAGCAGATGAGAAAGTAAACTTTGAGATTAATGGTACTGACTTATTGTTACGTGACCTCAACATATTTGCTACTACTACAGCAAACCATAGAGCCGTTCTTGAACAACTTAAGCAGATGGCTATGCAAAACAATACTACCGGAGCTTCTATCTATGATCTTGGTAAAATTGTTCAGTCTGACTCTGTTGCACAACTCAATACTGTTCTTAAAGAATCTGAAGCAAAACAACAGCAACAGAAAAATCAAGAAATGCAGCAACAACAACAAATGCAAGAACAACAACTTGCTGCACAGAAAGAGCAAAAACAAATGGAGATTGATGCTCAGAATATTAGAGATGAGAAGAATAGACAAAGAGATATTCTTGTTGCAGAGATTAGAGCTGCTGGTATGGGATCAATGGTGGACATTAATGAGAACAAACAATCTGACTATATGGATGCCATGAAAGAGCTTAGAGCTACTGATGAATTCCAAGCTCAAACAAATCTACAAAGGGAAAAGGAGACAAACCGTATGAATGCTGATGCTCAAAAGAATCAGATTGAAAGGGAAAAAATAGCTGCTCAGAAAGAGATTGCTAACAAACAACTCCAAATTGCCCAAGAAAATAAGAATAGATTTGATGGTAATAAACCAAATAAAGGAGAGAAAAAATAGTATTAGCTATATAATGTCGAAAAAAATTACTGCTAATAATAAATTTCTCAAGTTTAATTAGTATATTATATTATAAACAAAACCAACAAAGATGACAGACCTAACAAAAAATCCTGATGAAGATCAGGTACTAGACACTACAACGGTAGGTCAAGTAGATGTAAATATTGATGAGCTCTTTGGAATGCCAGGTGCAGATAGTGTAATGCTACCTGAAGATGGTAAAACTGAAGAGAAACCAAAGTCCATGTTTTCTAAAGAAAATATAGACACTTCGTTCCTTGACAATACTGTTAGAACAGCTGAAGAAAAAGCTGATGCTGCTGAAAAGAAAGCTGAGGTTGAAGAAGCAATTGCTGAACTTGATGGTCTAATTAGCCAAGAAGAAGAAACTGGAAATAAAGGAAGACCAAAAGTAGATAAGTCTGGTCTTTCTGAGTTAGCAATGAAAATGATTGAGGAAGGTACACTTATTCCTTTTGATGATGATAAACCATTAGAGGAATATACTACTAAAGACTTCCGTGAGTTATTTGAAGCTAACTTCCAAGAAAGAGAAAATAAAGTAAGAGAGAATACACCTAAAGAATTCTTTCAAGCATTACCAGAAGAACTTCAGATTGCAGCTAAATATGTAGCTGATGGTGGACAAGATCTCAAAGGTTTATTTAGAACTCTTGCACAAGTAGAAGAGGTATTTGAATTAGATCCTGATATTGAGCATCACCAAGAAGAAATTGCAAGACAATATCTTTATGCTACAAGCTTTGGTACTCCAGAAGAGATTGAAGATGAAATTCAAGATTGGAAAGACATTGATAAGCTTGGTCAAAAAGCTAAACAATTTAAACCAAAATTGGATAGAATGCATGAAGAAGTTGTTGCACAAAAACTTGCAGAGCAAGAATATAAAAAACAACAACAGGCACAGCAAGCTAAAGCCTATCAAGATAACGTGTATAGCACACTTAGTGCAGGTGAGTTAGGTGGTGTTAAACTTGATAGAAAAGTTCAGGGTATGTTATACTCTGGATTGGTACAACCAAACTACCCTTCTATCTCAGGAAAACAAACCAACTTACTTGGTCACTTACTTGAGAAGTATCAGTTTGTAGAACCAAGACATGACTTAATTGCTGAAGCTCTTTGGTTACTTGCAGATCCTGATGGATATAAAGCAAAAGTAAAAGACCAAGGATCAAAAGCAACAGTTGAGAAAACAGTAAGAACATTGAAAACAGAAGAGGCTAGAAAACTTTCTAGTTCTTCTACCAATACCGGTGATGATGATGCTAGAAGACCAGCAGCAAAATCACAACAAAGAACCCTCTCTAGACCAAACAATTTGTTCAAGAGATTTTAATTAGTAACAATTTAAAATAAATAAATACAAATGGCAACTCCAGTTTTAAACAATGGTATATTCCTTAGGGATACCGCTTACAACGCAAGTTCCCATGTGGATTCTTACCACTTGGTGAACATGCTGAAAGATGCTGAACCAATGGATCTTGGTCCAGTGGATCTATGGGCTATGGCTCAAAAGGTTGAAATGCCTCTTTATCAAATGTCTTCATTTGGTGGAAAAAATGTTATCATGGTAGATAATGCTCGTGGTGAGTACAAATGGCAGACTCCTGTTTCTACAGATCT